GTGGCGTTGTCGTCGCCAAGGAATAGGCCCATCCACAGCGTGCGTTCGAAAGTTTTGAGGAGTGGGACGGCAGGCCCGACGGCGGTGAGGAGGTTCAAGGGGTAGTCATCGGGGTTGGCCTGTACGTGCTTGTAGAGCTGCCGCATCTCGTCTAGGGCGGCGCGCGTATTGATGCCAGGTACGGCAACGGCCGGCAGGTCGCTCTCCTTTGTGTCCCCGTTCAAAATGAAGGATATGGTGTTGGCCAGAGTGTTGAGCTCGGTGGTGACCCGGTGCTCGCCGCCGAAACGGGTATACCATGTTTCGTTCTGGATCGCGTGGTAGCCCTGGACCGCCTCGGCCATCTCCACGACTTTTTGGTCGCGGTGGTTCGGTTTGGTATCGGCCAGTGCATTGCCGTTCAGTAGATGCCAGACGTAGTTGAGCAGGTTTGGCGTGACATTCATAACGTGGCAATCGCCGTTCAGGTCTCCCATGTGGCACCAGCTGGCCAAGGCGATGCGCATGTTCTCGCGTCCGTTTCCGCCTCCCGTGTTGTTGTCGCCAGAATGGCGGTCGCCATCGGGCACGGAATAGCGGATGCCGCTGTAGCCGTAGCCAACCGTGGACATGTTATTCTGCATGATTTGTCTTATGGTCAGGCCGCTAAAGGTTTTCCGGTCGACGCCTCCGATATGAACATAGACGTCGAGTTCTCTCTCCTGGGCCTCTCGGGCAAAACTGGCGTCCCATCGGCTGCAGTCGACTTCGATGGCACACGTCCGTCGGATAATTTGTTCAGCGCTAGTCCACTTGCCCCCAATGGTGTCGCTGTACATGCCGGCGGTCAGTGTCCAAGGGGTGACGGCGCAGCGGACCGCCAACAGTTTGTCGGCCGCGTACATATAGGGCCCGACACAGGCATTGAGCTCCGGCGACCCCGATTGGATGAGCCGCGGGTCCGTCTCGACGTAACCGTCAGGCCAGATGCTGTTGCCCGTTTCACTTTTGACGAAGCTCTTCCGCGTGAACATGCGCCGTTGGTCGTCGGTGTCGAACGGCAGGTCCTCCATGCGCTGCTTGGCGTGGTAGAGCGTCTTGCGCGTGCCCTCGGGGAAGCGCATGGCCCACTCATTGAAATCGTGCGGCTCGAAATTTTGTGGACGGGGCCCGAAGATACTGGCCATGTGGGCACGGCACCACGTGGTGAAGAACGTGTCCAATTTGGAATCGACTGAGTGGTCGAGCAATATCCGGTTGTGGATAGCCACTTTTTCATTGTGTCCACTCGTTGCGTGCTTGGTCGGCAAAAGTCCCATGTGGCCGATGCCATGCAACTGGGGCGGCTCGGCACTGTCGTAGTCTTCGACCCCGGGCTGGACGTCGCCACGGGAGTCAATCACAACATTGTCCACGATTCTGAGGCCGATTGGGCGTGCGTCGTTGGTGGTCTGTGTCGTCACGGTGTGCAACGGTCCATGGACGACGCCGTCGTGGCCGAGGTTCGGAGCGATACCGGCGTCAACTGACGACTGGATGTGGTCGAGCAGGTCCTGGTGGCGGGCGGCTGCATGGCGTCGGTGTAGCCATCTGATCACGGCGGCCAAAAACGCGAACACGGCGACGTGGCGGAGTGGGCTGCGCCACAGTGCCAGTAGGACGGAGTGGGACCACGAGGCGGTAAACTTGGCTGCCACCATGGCCACGACCGCACGCACCAGGGGTCGAATGGCGATGGCGGTAGCCGCGGCCCCGACAACAATGGCTCCAACGGCGAGAGCAATGGTGCGGACGCTGGGTGGGGCGTGGAGCGAGAAGGCGTCAGAATGCCGGTCAGCCGCACTGCGCAAGAAGGCCGGGCGCGACAGCATCTGCCAGAGTCCCGACAGCACGGCGCCTGGCGTTGACGACGAGAACGACGGAAGCACGTAGCGTTCGACCATCGCCGTCTCGTTGTCCATGCCCTTGGTGTAGCCGATCGTGGCCACGAGATTGACGGCCTCGGTCATCATGACTGGCGGCAGTTGGTAACGTGCGCATTCGCGGAGCGCGATGGCATGTGCGTTGCGCAGTCCGCTCTGGGTACGTGATGACCCTGCGAACCGTGCAGCGACGGCCTCGATGGCACCCTTCGGCACGTAGACGATAGCGCCTTCGCGGCGGAAGCCGAGCAGCCGGCCCAGGCTGTAGGCTTCACGGTGGGCCTCGTACCTCCCCCAAACGGCCTGCTGGACGTTCGGTGGCACGACGGTGAGCCTGCCGTACGCCGTCGGATCGGCGAGGACGCCCTCGAAGGTGAACGAGGTGTGGATTGGGATGGGCACGTTGGCACCGACTAGCGCGATCTCGTATATCTTTTGCACTGCGTCGTGGCGCATCATCGTGGCCACCAGCCGGTGTTCTGGGCTCCCGCCGCGTTGCAGCCAATCGCACGCGTCGTGGTGATATTTGTTGCCGCCGTTCACGGTCATGGTCACGGTGGCACCGTCGCGCACGTATTGCGCCTCACCGGCAAAGGCGCCAAAGGCGTCCGGAAATTCGTGGACGACAGCAATGGCGTAATGCGCGCGGCATCGGGCGAGGGCGATGGATAGGTCAGCTGGAGTGATGTAGTACAGGCTGTGCACAAACATCAGACACTGGCAGTTCGTGATGTGCGGGCACGTCTGCAAAGTGTGGGCACAGTATGGTCCGGCTTGGTAAATGGCTGTCTGCCGCTTGCGCTCACGGAGATCGTCGATAGCGTCGAGGATCGGGCACAACGAGAAGACTTGTCGGTTGGCATGGCGGAGGGGGTTGCCCCCGACGTCAGCCTGCCAGCCTGGGTAGCGCCGGTGTAGTTCCTCGTAGGCGAATCGCTCGCCTTCGCGTCTCAGTGTGGCTAGCACTGCGTGCC